GCAGGCGGGCAAGACGACGCTGCTGCTGGCGGTGATGGTGTGGCGTGCGCTGCACGAGCCGGGTGCCCGGATCGTCTACACCGCCCAAGACGGTCAGGCTGCCCGCAAGAAGTGGCGGGACGATCAGGTGCCGGCGCTGGACCGGTCGTCGCTGCGTGGCATGTACGACGTGCGCTACTCCAACGGCGATGAGTCGATCCGCTGGCGCAACGGGAGCCTGCACGAGGTGATCAGCCCGACCGATCGGGCGGGTCACGGACGCCAGATCGACCTCGCCGTGGTGGACGAGGCGTTCGAGTTCAAGGACCATCGGCTCGACCAGGGCTTCAGTCCGGCGATGATCACCCGGCCGCAACCGCAGATGTGGATCATCTCCACGGCCGGTCATGCGGACTCGACGTACCTGAAGTCCAAGGTGGAGCGTGGCCGGGACGCTGCACGTGACGGCGTGACCTCGGGGCTGGCGTACTTCGAGTGGTCGGCCGAGCAGGACGCCGACCCGTCGGACCCGGCGACGTGGGCGTCGTGCATTCCGAGCCTGGGCCACACGGTGACCGCCGATGCCATCGCCGCCGAGCAGGCGAGCATGGAGCCCGCCGAGTTCGAGCGTGCCTACCTGAACCGCTGGACCCAGGCTGCGTTCGCCAGCAAGATCCCGAACCGCTCATGGGAGGCGTGCGCACACGACGTGTCGCCGAGCACCGACGACGTGGTGTTCGCTGTCGACGTGGCACCGGATCGGGGCATGGCGTCGATCGTCGTGTGCGATCGCACGGTGTTCGAGCTGGCCGACCGCCGGCCGGGGACCGAGTGGGTCGTGTCCCGGTGCATCGAGCTGGCCGACCGGTACAACCCGGTGGCGTTCGTGATGGACGCAGCGGGTCCGGCGTCGACGTTCGTGCCCGACCTGGAGGCGGCGGGACTGCGGGTCGAGACGACCGGTCCACGCCAGATGGCCGCGGCCTGCGGGCGGTTCTACGACGCTGTGGTGAACCGGCGTGTGCGCCACACCGACCAGGTCGACATGACCACGGCGGTGGCGGGTGCTGCGACCCGCAAGCTGGGCGATGCGTGGGCCTGGTCGAGGTCGTCGTCGGCGGTCGACATCTCGCCGCTGGTGGCAGCGACATTGGCGCTGTGGGGTGCTACTACGCTGGAGCGTGAGGTGCAGCAACCTGCGCCTGTGTTCGCCTACTGACGAGGACCGATGATCTGGTTCGCCACTGCACTCGAGCTGATCGGTCTGGTGTTGGTGACGATCGCAGCGTTCATGGTCTGGCCGCCGCTGGGTATCGCAGCGGGTGGGGTGTTCATGTTCGCCGTGGGCTGGTTTCTGGAGCGTGATTGATGGGCCTGTTCCGGCGTAGCGGTGTCGAGGAGCGGGGGTTCAGTGCGTCGGACGTGATCGCACTGATGAACGACCGCCGGCGGTCGGGGTCGATGCCGCCTTCGGTGACGACCGAGTCTGCGATGCGCCTGTCGGCGGTGTGGGCGTGCGTGCGGCTGCTGGCCGGGTTGGGCTCGACCCTGCCGCTGGATCAGCAACGGCGGCGGGACGGCCTGACGGTGGACGTGCCGAGGTCGGTCCTGTTCGACCAGCCGCAGCCCGGCACGACCCTGTCGACGTGGCTGTATCAGGTGTGGTCGTCGATGCTGACCGCTGGCAACGCCTACGGGCTGGTCACTGCGATCGGTGCGAACGGCTGGCCGACGACGGTCGAGCTGTTGGACCCGTCGGTGGTCCAGTGGCGTGCCGACGAGCAGCGTGGCTGGGTCGTGACCGTCGACCGCCAGGAGATGCAGCGTTGGCCCGAGGGTCCGCTGTGGCATGTCCCGATCTTCACGATGCCGGGTGCGCCGTTCGGCCTGTCGCCGATCCAGAATGCCAAGCAGACGATCGCCGGCGGTCTGTCGGCCGAGCGGTTCGGCACGGACTTCTTCACTGGTGGCGGCACACCGAATGCGATCCTCTACAGCGACAGCGAGCTGACTCAGGAGCAGGCGCAGGGCATCAAGTCTGCGTTCGTCAGCTCGACGGCTGGGAATCGGGAACCTGCGGTGATGGGGGCGGGGCTGCGCTACGAGCGGATTAGCGTGGCCCCGGACGAGGCGCAGTTCCTCGACCAGCAGCGGTTCACCGTCGAGCAGATCGCACGCATCTATGGCGTGTTCCCCGAGATGATCGGTGGTGCCACGTCGGGTTCGTCGGTGACCTATGCGAACCGCGAGCAGCGTGCGGCCGACTTCCTGACATTCGGGCTGATGCCGTACCTGATTGCGCTCGAAGATGGCCTTTCCGGGCTGGTTCCTGGCCCGAATCGGGTGAAGTTCAACGTGGACGGCGTACTTCGGTCGGATTTGAAGACCCGGTACGAGGCGCACGCCATCGGCATCGACTCGGGGTTCCTGACCGTCGACGAGGTGCGCCAGCTGGAGGACCGACCGCCGCTGCCCGAGACCACGCCGCCGATGCCGGATCAGGCGGTCCCGAGTGACGAGGAGCCGGTCTGATGCCTTGGGAGATCGTCCAAGAGGACCCGGCGTGCCCGGCGTCTCGGCCGTTCGGGGTGCACAAGCTCGACGACGGCGAGCTCGAGGGATGTCACGCCACCTACGCCGATGCCGACGACCAGATGTCGGCGCTCTACATGGCCGAGGGCGAGGACGACGAGCGGGCCGCTGACGACACCTACACGCCGCCGCAGGGCGTGCAGGATGCTGCTGCCCGTGCGTTGGAGTGGATCGCCGAGGGTCTGGCCGGCGACGGGTTCACCGACGTGGGTCGGGCGCGTGCGTCGCAGCTGGCGGCCGGTGAGCCGGTGAGCCGGGAGACGGTCGGCCGGATGGCCAACTACTTCGGCCGTCATGCCAGCGACCGTGACGCCGAGGGCTTCAACCGTGGCGAGGACGGCTACCCGACGCCGGGTCGTGTGGCGTGGGACGCCTGGGGCGGCGACGCCGGGCGGGACTGGTCGACGAGCATCGTGGCGTCGGACGACGACGACACCGACGAGCGCAACGGCGAGGAGTCGATGTACCCGCTCTCGCCACGCCAGCAGGCGCAGTACGAGGTGACCGAGCAGTTGGTTGAGGTCTTCGGGCTTTTCGATCAGGGCATCGGTGCCGAGGGTGCCCACTACGTCGCCGAGTCGCCGTTCGCCGACGAGGGCATGGTCTGTGCCAGCTGCGTGTTCTACGAGGGGCCACGGGCCTGTGAGGTCGTGTCTGGCGACATCGCACCGGAGGGGATCTGCAAGCTGTGGGTCATCCCGGAGCAGCTGCTCGGTCTGGAGCCGACGACCGTCTCGGACGAGGCACCTAGCATGGAGGTCGGGGACACGATGGACGACTACCGACGGACCGACGAGGGCATGGAGACACCGGAGCGTGAGGTCCGGCGTGTCAACCGCCTGGAGCTGCGCCAGTCCGAGGACGGCCTGCCCGTGCTCGAGGGCTACGCCACGGTCTACGACTACCGCTACGACATCATGGGCGGCCCCGAGGCCGGCGGCTTCTCCGAGGTCATCGCCAAGGGTGCCGCTGCCAAGTCGGCCAAGGAGGCCGACGTGCGCCTGCTGGTCAACCACGACGGCGTGCCGCTGGCCCGCACAAAGTCCGGGACGCTCGAGCTGGAGTCGGACGACATCGGCCTGAAGGTCCGGGCGACGCTCGACCCGACGAACCCTGCGGCCCAGGAGGTGCGCTCGGCGATGGAGCGGGGCGACCTCGATCAGATGAGCTTCGCCTTCCGGGTGATGCGTGAGTCGTGGTCATCGGACTACTCGGAGCGCACGATCTCCGAGGTCAAGCTGTTCGACGTGTCGGTGGTGACCTACCCGGCCAACCCGTCGACCGTGGTCAAGCTGCGGGCCGACGACGAGCAGGCCGAGCAGGCCGACGAACAGCCCGCCGGACGCAGCGTGACGCAGGCCCGACGGCAGCAGGCTGTCGATGCGTCCCGGAAGCGCCGCTAGTCTGTACGCAAGAGGACTGCGCCGACGATCGGCCGTCGACCACGCCGGGGTTCGCCCCACCTGGTCGGCACCGCAGAGTCACCCGGTCGGTTCACATCCCTACGACCCTGTGAGGTTCACCATGCTGGAGCAGATCCGCTCCCTGATCGCCAAGGCGCTCGACGACCGTGACGCTGCGGCCGAGGCCGTCGAGGCCATCCTGTCCGCTGCCGAGACCGAGGGCCGCTCCGAGCTGTCCGCAGACGAGGCCACCAAGTTCGACGCCGCCCGCGCCGAGCTGCGTTCCATCGACGAGCGCATCGACGAGCTGACGGCCCGTGAGGCCGAGCTGGTCGAGCTCGACGAGCGCAAGGCCAAGGCCGACGAGGCCCGTCGGGCGATCGGCGTGTCGGTCGTCAAGGTCGGCCGGGAGGAGCGGACCTACCGCCCCGACGGCGAGCACAACTTCCTGCAGGATGCGTTCCGGTCGAAGTTCGGCAACGACCACGCCGCCACCGAGCGGGTCACCCGTGCCCGTGAGGAGGCCCTCGCCGAGTACCGGTCCACGACCGGCAACTACGGCGGCCTCGTGGTCCCGCAGTACCTCACCGACCTGTACGCCCCGGTGCTCAAGTCCGGCCGGCCCTTCCTGAGCAACGTGACCGCGGTCCCGCTGCCCGAGGCTGGCATGACCCTGACGATCCCCCGTGGCGCAACCGGCACCTCGGTGGCGGCGCAGGAGACGCAGAACACCGGCGTGTCCAACACGACCCTCACCGAGTCGGACCTCACGGTCCCGGTGCGGACGTTCGCCGGCCAGCAGCTGACGTCCCGCCAGTCGGTGGACCGTGGGACCGGCATCGCCGACATCCTGCTCCAGGACCTGTTCCAGGACTACGCCACCAAGGTGAACGTCTCGGCGATCTCCGGTGACGGAACCGCCGGGGGCCACTGGGGCATCCTGAACACCACGTCGGTGCAGACCGTCGGGTGGACCGGGACCACCGGTGCGTCGCTCGTCTCGGCGATCCACAACGCCGTCGGCAAGGTCAACACGAGCCGGTACGCCGCTGCGAACCTCATCGTGATGCACCCCCGCCGGTGGGCGTACCTGTGCGCCGCTTCGGACACCTCCAGCCGCCCGCTGGTCCAGGTCGACGGTCCGGGCTTCAACGCCCAGGGCAACGGTGCGGCTGCGGGCTACGGCGTCGTCGGGTCGATGGTCGGCATCCCGGTCGTCACCGACGCCGGTGTCCCCACCAACCTCGGTGCCAGCACGAACGAGGACCGGATCATCGTGACCCGGCGCGAGGACGTGCTGTTCATGGAGGACGCCTCGGCTCCGGTCGGCCTGACCTTCGAGGAGGTCAAGGGCGACCAGCTGTCCGTGACGATGGTGGTGTTCGGCTACAGCGCCTTCACCGCCGGTCGCTACCCGGTGGCGAGCTGCATCCTGCAGGGCACGGGCTTCACCCAGGTGCTCAGCTGACGCTGCTTCCCTGACTGCCACGTCCGACAGGGCCGGGTCGCCTACGGGTGGCCCGGCCTTCGTCGTTCTCCTGCTAGCGTGCGCTCGTCACAGGAGGATTCATGGACGATCATCCCGGCCGTGTGCTGCTGGCATTCCCCAGCACCGGACACGACATCTCCACCCGGTTCCTGCGGTCCTACGTCGAGCTGGACGTGTACGACCGTGAGCGGGCGGTGCAGGCGTGGGAGGCGCTCGGCTGTCCCGAGGAGCCCACGCCGATCGACCTGCGGCTCCTGTGGAACTACGTCGCCATCGAGGCGTCCGGCAACCTCGCCAAGGCCCGCAACCGGCTGGTCATCGAGTTCCTGGATCAGCACACCGAGTGCGACTGGCTCTGGTTCTGCGACACCGACATGGTGTTCCCGCCCGACACGCTGCACCGGATGGTCGCCAGGGCCGTCGAGTGCGATGTGAAGATTCTCGGAGCGCTGTGCGTGATCGTCACCGCCGAGGGTGCGGTGCCCACGATGTTCGTCCCGGACGACGATGCCGTCACGCACGTGATGCTCGACTATCAGGACAACGTCGTGGGCGAGGTCGCTGCGACCGGGACGGGCTGTCTGCTGGTGCATCGTGACGTGCTCGAGGACATGCGGATCAAGCGTGGCGGGTCGATCCATTCGTGGTTCGGCTACGACCAGTTCACGACCCCTGCGGGCGAGTGGGAGCTGGGCGAGGACGTGTCCTTCTGCCTGCGTGCCCGTGACGCCGGCTGGACCGTGCACGTGGACACGACCATGCACGTGGGGCACCACAAGGGGCCGAAGGTGTGGTGGCCCGAGGACGCACGCAAGCAGCCGGTGCCGCCCGACTACTTCATGGGCGACGGCAGCGCCAAGCGGGACACGGCAGGGTGATCCAGTTCCGGCCCGGTCCTGACGCCGGGCGGTACCTGCTGGCGGCCGAGGGCAAGCGGGTGGCGTTTCCGTTCAATCTGCGATGGCTCCTGCCCGCAGTGTGCGGCACCGATGTTGCGGCATGGTGGGTGGTGTGGGGTCTGTCTTGGCCGGTGCTCGCCGGTTCGCTGGTGCTGTGGGCGCGTGGGTTGGGCGCATCGTGGCCGGTGGCGCTGGCCACGGCGGTGCTCGTGGTGGCACTGCCGGGGGTCCTGCAGCCCCAGTCGACCTGGCCGGTCGGGGTCGACCTGCCGGCGATGGCCATGTCGGCGGTCTCGGCCGCCTGTTTCGTGTGGGATCAGCCGGTGCTGGGGATCGTGTTCGCTGTATGGGCGGTCACGATCAAGGAACAGTCGCCCATCTGGATCGCCCTGTGGGCCTGGTCGTGGCTGCCGCTGGTCGTGCTGCCGCTCGCTGGCGTGGCCTACCTGCTGCGCCGTCCGGTCATCGACGCCATCACGGCCACGCCGCTGCTGCGCCGGGTCCACGATCATCCGGTCCGCTCAGCGTTCGAGCACCGCAGGCAGGCCGGTGGCTGGCGCAACTTCTGGCTCATGGCGGCACCGTGGTCGGTGGGCCTGGTCGCACTGCTCGAGCCGAGCTGGCAGCTGCTGGCGGCGCTCGCAGTCGGCTACGCAGCCCTGCTGGTGGCCACCGACACGGTCAGGGTCTACCAGCCGCCTGCAGCGCCTGTGGTGGCTCTGGTGGCCTGTGGCGTGATCCCTGAGCGCTGGCTGCCGCTGGCCCTGCTGCCTGCGGTATTCTGGTGGCGCAGCCCGGTGCTCGGATGAGGCTGTCGATCGTGATCCCGACGACCGGCCGGGAGACCCTGGAGCGGGCGATTGCATCCGCTGCGGCCTGTGCGGACGAAGTGATCGTGGTGGCCGACGGTGCGCCACACGTCGGGGCGACGGTGCACGTGGACGTGGGGGCACCCGGTCTGGCCCGCAACGCTGGCGTGGAGGCTGCCAGCTGCGAGTGGGTCGGGTTCCTAGACGACGACGACGTGCTGATCCCGGACGTGTACGGGGCCAACCTGATCCCGCACCCGGCGGTCGACATGGTCCTGCACCCGATGTGGCACCCGGAGCTGGGGCCGATCCCGAGGCCGGGCAGCGACCCGATCGTGCACGGCAACGTGGGTATCTCCTTCACGGTCAAGCGTAGACTGGCCCTACAGGAACCGATGCTGCCGGGGCCGCCACGCTGCGCCAGCATCGAGGACTACGAGTACGTCAGGCGGTTCGTGGACCGGAAACGCATCGTCGTGATGGCCCAGCAGATCGCCTACATCGTCAGACCGGAGCAGCACCGATGGCCACGAACGCATACCTGACGCTCGAGGAGCTGCGCAGCTACGTCGGGGTCTCCGGCGCTGTCGACACCGCCGACCTGGACGACGTGCTCACCGCTGCGTCCCGGATGGTCGACCGCTACTGCGGGCGGCACTTCTACCAGGCGACCGCCGAGGCCCGTGAGTTCGACGTGGACCCGGACGGCTACACCATCACGCTCGGGCCGTTCAATGACCTCGTGTCGCTGACGACGTTCGCCTACGACAACAACGACGACGGGACCTACGAGTCGACGATCACGGCGACCGGCTACCAGCTGATCGGACCCCAGCAGGGTCAGGCTCCGGCCACATGGCCCTACACGCAGG